CCTTAGCGGGATCGAGCTTGCGCTTGTCTCTGGCATCGCGGAGGGCGTCCACCTCGACGCTTCCGGCCAGTGGTTGAGCGTTCAAGACCGCCGAGTCTTTGAGGGACTACAAACGCAATTCGCACCCGACCTCGCGAGAAAATGAGCAAGACCACATTCCACGGCAAGGACGGGTCGCAAGACGAGATCGTCGCGGCTATCAATCAGTGGTCTTGCCAGGAATGCGGCAAGACGGAAAAAGCTACTGCGCATCAAAAACGACAAAAGTATTGCTCATATGCCTGCATGGCTAACGCATACAAGTCTGATTTGATAGGAGCCAAAAACCCAAACTTCCGCGCAGCTTCCGTAAAAACTTGCCAAAAGTGCGCTGCGACGTTTGATAGCTACAACAAAACAAGAAAGTATTGCTCCGCAAAGTGCTATTCAGATTCTAAGCGCGAAGGAAACACCAAGGCCAAAAACGCAAAGCTCGACCAGCGAAAATTTAACAGATCGACTCCTTTGCGATTTAGGCAGCAAACTCTAGGCTTGGTTTTCAGTAATTACAAACCGCGGCCCCGCGCAAAGTTCTTCAGTGATTGCCATAAATGCGGCAAGCAATTTCGGCACCCGCCAAGCAGCAAAAAACAGTTTTGCAGCAAGGATTGCTTTGTGGCAAGCGGTGGTCCGGTTAGAGCTGGAGCAGCATCTAAATTAGCAGTCATGCATTACGGAGCAAAAAAAGACGCGAACCATAAGGAAATTTTTGGCATTATATCAGGATTGGTCCCTGCTAGAGATTTAAGCTCTGCTGGTCAAGGAATTCCTGATGGGATTGCATGGATCAACGGAGGGTGGCACTTGTTTGACATCAAAAATCCCAAGACTTCATATGGGAAAAAAGGATTGAACAAACTGCAAAAGATTTGGGCCGATGATTGGAGAGGTGGCCCTGTCTATTTGATTTATACCAACGAAGAAGCCGTGCAATTTTGCAGTGGAGAGTTTGCCGCTCTAAAGAGATTTCCAGAGATCAAAGTAAACGAATCAACACCATGAACACCGAAACCAAAGAACTAGCAGCCGAACTCGACAGAATCGCGGACGGAATCTTATTTGGTCGCCCTTCCCTTGTTGCTAATCAGGCCTCCGACCGGCTGGAGGAGCTGGAGGAACAGCTATCCGCCAACCACGAAGCGATAAAGCTTATGGGTAAATGGCTGGAGGACGAGCGGGAGCTGGCGGACAGGCTGGCGGGAGCAATTGGGAATGTTAAAAGCTTGTTTGCCAATGGCGGGGAATTATTGAGAGCCCTCGCCGCGTGGGAGGAGGCCCGCAATGACACCTGAAGAGCAATTAATCCACCTTGTTGACCGACTCGCGAAGCTGGAGCGCGACCTTGAGCAAGAGCGCCAAGACAGTAATCATTACCAGCTAGAGGTTTTCCGAGTGCGGCGCGAGCGGAACGACGCGAGGGTAATCATCGATGCCACTCTAAAGGCGCTGCCGGTTGGCTACATCCCGGCTCACACGCCGGAAAGCCTGCCGGGGCGCGTGGCCGATTTGGTCAGCGAGCTAGGGCGACTTACGGCGATGATCGAAGACCCCGAAGAAGTGGAACTCGCGATGATCCGAGGCGACATCGCGATTCCTGACGGCGCGGAGTTTGATCGGATTCGCGAAACGCCAGTCGGTTACAATCCGTCACCGACTAACGCCGAGATCAACGCCAAAACTAAGCTTGAGCAAGTCAAAGCCATCCTAGCTGACCCACTTGCTGTCCGGATTTACTCTGACGACGGGCCAAACGACTGGAGAAAGCGTGATTTGGACCAGATCGACAACGAAGAACACGAGCAGTGGATCGAGTCGCAGAAGCCGCTTGACTAGCTCAATTATTTAGCCAGGCTAAAATTTCAACCATGAACAAACCACTATTCCATAATGGATCAATCGTTACTGATGCTGACGCTTCAGTTTTTGCAGAAGAATACCAGCTTCCAGAGCAGGTAGTAAAAGAAGTAATTGCTCAAGTTAGGCTAAAAGGAAGTCCTTTGTTCGCCAATTACGAAGAGCATTTGCACTCTCAAATTGATGACTTTGCTCTCAATCTCAGCTTTGAGGTAGAGCCAGCTCAGACTGATAGCGTAGTAGACAATGCAGCGTTCGGATTGATGAACGCAATGAGCGGAGACGACTCGTTCCTAATCACTTCTGATGGGATTTGCACCATCAATCCAAACAATCCTCCTGAGCTTACTAGAGCCTATCAGGTGGTCTCAAGCGTCATCAAGCTACGCACTCTTGGGGATGTTATTGATGATCGCTCCTCGTGGATGCTGGGGTCCATTACGAGCAACTTGAGAGCACTGTTTGGTGAGGATTTCGATCCATCACAAGTGGCTGACTTGGACACTGCCAGCTACAATACCATCTGGACTGCTGAGAAGGTTTACGACACTTACAAAGGAAAGCGTTACAAACTGTCGTTCTCTCACCACAAGGAAGCCTTGTTCCAGAAGATTGACGAGAGTTCCAAAGACCTCATCCTGAGCAAGGCTGAAACTTACGAGTTGGGAGCCAAGCAAGTTCGCGACCTTTCTTCCATCGTCAAGATTATGGGCGATGACGAGGTGATCAAAAACATCCGCTCCAAGGGACAAGCTGAAGACCTCATTCTTGCCTACAAGCAGAACAAAGTGACTTACCTTGTCTTGAATGAAAACGAGTGGGTAAAGATTAAAGGAACTGCTTCTTCAATTCCCACTGGACGAATTGTAATCGACCTCAAGAACGACACTGTGCGCAAAGACAACGGAGAGCCAATCGAAATCAAAACACCGACAAAAGCTAAAAGTGGAAAAGCCTGACCATTGGCCAGATCCAGAACTGGAAAATCCAGAGCAATTTGCTGATTCCGTTAAGGAAATAAGGAACATCCTTAATCTCTTGGGGTCGTTGCAAATGGAAATGTCATTGGCAATCATTCAAGATCCTCGAAGTAAAGAGCTAAACCAGAAATGGCAAAAAGCTTCTGAGCAAAAGATGATGGATTTGATGGATAATGCCGTGAAGTATTTTGTTGGAGCCTTGCCTGTGGCTACAGCCAATGGGGTCAATCTGTTTGCGTCAGTGATTTCGTGTCACAGTTCGCTGACAGGTGACCCCTTGGTCCGCAAGATCATCGAGAAAATCAACGAGGAAGTGATGAGCAATCAAGACTGAATTTAATGTCTCAAGAATCAAATTTTTACGACCTAGAGCAAATCAAGAGTGCTCTATCAGGACGAATCGACGACTTCGTAATGTCGTTGTTTCCGGAAGCCAAAAAAGAGGCTTCGGCCTACAAGATTGGGGGTATTGATGGCCGTAAAGGTAGCTCGATGATGATCAGCACCCGTAGCACCAATCCGGGATGGTTCCAAGACTTTGCCGACCCAGAAGTCAAAGGTCGCCCGTGGAAGCTAGTTTCACTCGTCAAGGGCATTACATTGCGTGATGGCATTCAGTGGCTTGCTCAATTTTGCAACGTACAGCCAATTCAAAGCTTTGGCGCACAAGCACGGGCAAAAGATCCGGGTAAACTTGCAAGTGAGATGAGGCCACTAAGTGGTAAATCAATTGAGTATGCCAAGAAGCGTGGTATTAGCGAAGCCACATTGCGTGCTTACGGAGTTTGCTCCGACACTCGTGATGGACTAATCTTTCCTTACTACGATGCATTCGGTCAAATTGGGATGACCAAGCATTGGGGTCACAATCTGACTCCAGAAGGCAAGAAGTCCACTTGGGTTAGTCCTGATGGTATTCAGTGTTTGTTTGGCAAGGATGTTTGTGATCCTGAGAAGGTGAGTCAGTTGGTGATTACCGAAGGTGAGTGGGATGCTTTGGCTCTCTACGAAATCGGCATTCCTGCAGTGTCCATTCCCATGGGTGCCTGCAACATGAATTGGATCACGCTCGACTATCACTACTTGTCGCACTTCGACGACATCGTCCTCTTGTTTGACTCTGACGAAGAAGGGGAGAAAGCGAGCAAAACAGCGCTGCCACGACTTGGCAACGAGCGTTGCATGGCGGTGAAGCTTCCTCTCAAGGATGCCAACGATATGCTTCGTTCTGGGCGAGGCGACGAGGTCAGGAAGCTAATCGACAATACAATTAGGGAACCCATTGCGGAAATCATTGATCCATCTTTAATGCGTGAAGGCACTCGTTCCTGCATGAGGGGTGACCACTTGACAGAAGGAGATGGCTTCTTCTTGCCCAACTTCAATTTGACCTTCCGTAAACACGAAATCACATTGTGGTTTGGTTTCTCTGGTCACGGCAAATCAACGGCAGTGGCCAATCAAATTGCAAGCCTTGCAGCCAAGGGAAAGCAAAGTTGTGTCGCATCGTTTGAGCAGCAACCAGAAATGACCTTTGCTCAAATTCTGACTCAGTTTACAGCCTACCCTAATCTGCCTTACACCAAGGAGTTTGACTTGGCCTTTGATCACCTAGCTGGTCTGGTGTTCATGTATAAGTCAATGGAGCGTGCTGACCCCAAGCATCTCATTTCCACGTTCACTCATGCTCACAAACGCTACGGCATCGATACTTTCGTCATCGATAACGTGATGACCATGAACATCGACCGTGGTGACAATACGGCTCAAGCAGACGCCATTGACGGACTTCGGGTGTTTGTTGCCAAGTATCCAGTTCACTTGCACATTGTCGCTCACCCACGCAAGCCACCAGAAAGCACTGCTAAGCCACCCGGCATGGCAGAAATCCGTGGTGCTTCAGAGTGGGGCGATATGCCTCACAACATCATCACAGTGTGGCGTGATGGGGCAAAAGCAGAACGCATCGGGGAAATGGAAAACTCAAACTTTTCTCCTCAAGAGATTGATGATTTCTTTGACTCCACCCCATGCGGCAAGATTATTGTCCGTAAGCAACGAGCAACTGGCGAATGGCCACTGGCCTCGTTCTTTTTCCACAAAGAGTGCAAAAGGTTCATGCCAAAGTCAGGAGAGCCTTTGCCAATGTATAGCGAAAAGCCTTGGGCCTTCGAAGAAATCGAAGAGTTCATGCAATTTTAACAAACCATAATCATGAAAACTGCAAAAGAAACCTTGTTCCTTCCTGAAGTCCAATTTGGGATAGCCAAGTCTATCAACAACATTAGAGATGCCTGTCACGACTTGGCTTCTGAGGCTGGATGGTGGCAGGGAATTTTGTGCCCAATTGTTCCAGTAGCAGAAATCAATACAAAGCTTCTGCTAATTGTTACTGAAATTGCTGAAGCCACTGAAGGTGTCCGAAAAGACCTAATGGACGACAAGCTACCTCATAGGAAGATGGTTGAGGTTGAGCTTGCTGATGCCCTCATTCGAATTCTTGATCTTGCTGGAGCTATGCATCTTGACATTGGTGGAGCTGTTTCTGAAAAGCTTGTTTTCAATGCCAACCGCGATGATCACAAACCAGAAGTTAGGGCTGCAATGGGAGGAAAAAAGTTCTAATCGAATGATTGACTTCAAAACTGCTATCAAGGAAGGGTTCACTCTTTTGGACTATGTAATATTGGTAGCTCTTCAAACTCGACCCAATTTGTCACGCTCCGAAATGGAAACAATTACGGGGGTGTCAGAAGCAACTGTGCGAAGGGCCACCATTCGTCTTCGTGAAAAAAAATACATAGCTTCAGATCGAAGTCATCCAATTGGTGGAGCAAAACATAGAGAAGCCCGTTACTTTTCCGTAAAGCAATGAAAGACGTAGACATGGTAAACCAGCCTCCTCATTACACGGCTGGAGGCATTGAGTGCATTGATGCAATTGAGTCAGCCTTGACCACTGAAGAATTCCGAGGCTTTTGCAAAGGCAATGCCTTGAAGTATTCTTGGCGTGAAAAGAACAAGGGTGGCGATGAAGACCTAAAGAAAGCTCAATGGTATTTGAACAGGCTCACAAAATGAGACCGGCAAGCCATTACAAATGCCATGAAAGAAAACGAGGCAAAGGTGCTGGCCCTGACAGCCCTGAAACCTATGACATCCCGCTAGGTCATAGCCGTCATGACCTAAAGCGCACCGCCATTTGTCATGTAACGCGTCTAGAAAGATGGAACAAGATTAGGGTGAGCATTCACCATCACGCCGGTCATGGCTCTTACAAGCTGGCTCCAAAGCCATCTGAAGTGGCACGCCTAATTCCGTTTTTCTTTTTTCCTGATGAGCAGGTTGTTGTTTTTCCTTTGGAGGGAAAGCAGGCTTGGCTTGAGCTTTGGCAACCATTCACCCCAATTGATCGACCATGACAAAAACTAAAGCTATTGCTCACGCAAAAGAAAAGATCGGATGCTTATACCGATTTGGAAATGGATACCGATTCCATAGCTATGATGATGAAAAACAACTAGCATGGGAATCTACTCCAAGAGAGTATTACGCAGCCAAAGTGGAGAGATCCCAAGCTCTTTTGGACTTTGCCCTTATGTTCCTTGATTTGCCTTTTGTTCAATATGAAAAAGGATCTTGGACAGATTACATCAAAACAAAAAAACAAACCAAAACCAAACAATGAAAAGCGCCACCCACAAACTCTGCGAGGAAATCACCACAGCCATTGGACCTTTGTTCCGTGAAAACCCTGACTACGAAACCATCCTTGCTGCAATGTCACTGGTAATGGCGAGAGTCTGTCAAGCCGGTCCCAAAGGACATGAAATGAGGGCTCTTCAGCATTCTCAGCGACTCCAAGATCAAGCTCTAGACAATTTCCTCAATGAAGAAAAAGCAATCAACGAAGCCAAAGCGGAAG